CGCCTTCGGGGGCCTGCCGCCTGGCACCGTCTCGCTGGCCATGTCGCGCGGCCAGAGCGAGTACCGCATCGCGTCGAAGTCAGGGTTCACGCTGACGGTGCAGCGCCTGACCGAGAGCGGTGTGGTCGATACCAGCTGGCCGGGCTGGGCCAGCCGCACCGCCACCGACTACCGCGCCACCGGGTTCCAGGAGGGCGAGGAATGGCTTGGCCCGTTCCTGGTGTGCCCGGACGGGGAGGTGACCGACGCCTTCGAGTACGACCTGAACTTTCCCGGCGGCCTGATCTGGTACACGGACAAGGGCAACAAGCGCACTTTCACCGTGTCGCTGCGGGTGGGCTACCGCGTGTTCGGATCCGGCGCGGCATGGACCGTGCGCACGCACACCTACACCGGCATGACGGACGACTCTCTGGGATTCAGCGAGCGGGTGACGCTGGCCACGCCCGGGCAGATCGAGGTGCGCGTGCGGCGTGTGACCGAGCGCGGGGGCAACTCGGCAAAGGACGCGTGCTACTGGCAGGGCCTGCGCGCGCGGCTGTCGCAACGTCCCACGCGCTACGACGACCTGACCACCATCGGGCTGACGGTGACCACCGGCACGAAGCTGGCGGCGCAGTCGGACCGAAGGTTCAACGTCATGGCGACCCGACAGTACGCGGGCAGCACCCCTCGGACCATCAGCGGCGCCATGAAGTACGTGCTGCGATCGCTGGGGCTGCCGGAGGACCAGATCGACAGCGCCACGCTGGATCATCTGGAGGCCACCTACTGGACGCCGCGCGGGGAGTTCTTCGACTACAGCCCTGAGCAGTCCGGCAGCAGCGCACTGGACGTGCTGCAGCTGGCCACGCAGGCGGGCATGGGCTATTTCCTGCTGAGCGACGGCATGTGCTCGGCAGGGCGCGAGGGGATCAAGACCTGGCGCGGTGCCATCTCGCCGCAGCGGCAGCTGGAGCCGCTGGCCACGTCGTTCACCGCGCCGGGGCCGGATGACTTCGACGGGGTCGACGTGACCTACATCGATGAGGTGACCTGGGCAGCCGAAACCGTGGAATGCCGCCTGCCGGGCAGCGACACGCCGGTCAAGGTCGAGACGTTCGAACTGAAGGGGGTAGGGAATCGCAACCGGGCATACCGCATCGGCATGCGCCGGCTGCTGAAGTATCAGGGCCAGCGGCTGACCTACACCACGAAAACGGAGCTGATGGGCCTGCGGTTCGACTTCGGGGACCGGGTCAAGCTGACCGACGACATCCCCGGCTCGAGCACCACCAGCTGCATGATCGACCACGCCGAGCTGCAGGGCACGCGCGTGCTGATCGAGGTGGGCGAGTACTTGGACTGGAGCCTGGCCGCGCCGCGCTGCCTGATCCGGTTCCAAGACGGCTCGGCATCGGCGGTAATTGTGCCCACGCGGGTGGACGATCACACCCTGACCATTGCCGCTTCGTCGCTGCCGGCGGAGCACTCCTTCAGCACCTGGATCCTCGATGACCCGACCATCGACCCGCCGGAGCTGATCTTCTGCGACAGCTCGCGGGTCGGCTACGACGCAGTGCTTTCCGAGATCACCCCCGGCGACGACGGCTCGGTGGAGATCGCCGCACTGCAGTACGACCCGGCTTTCTACCAGTACGACGACGCGAACGCGCCGTAACACCAACGGAGAAACACCAAGATGACGACTCACAACACTGGGAATCCGGTGCCGTCGGCGGCTGTCAAAGATTTGTACGACAACGCGGAGAACTTGGACAAGGGCATCAACGGTGACGCGCCAACGTGGCAGGACCGGCGCGGATTGACGCGCAGAAGCTGGTCGGGCCTCGAATCGGAGTTTGACGACTTCATTTCGGGTAATGGCCTGAAGCGCTACTCCAGTTGGGCAGCCTTGGCGGCCGATACGTCGAGGCCCGACGGTTTCGCCGCGGACGTAATAGGAGACGCGGGTTTCCACACTGATCCCATTACAGGCCAGTCCGTGACCAACTCGGGTCAGTTCCGTGCATCCGGAGGGTCTTGGCAATGGATGCGTGCAGACTCGATCGATTCGATCAATGACCGTACCCGTCTGATCCCAGATACTGAAAAGACCCTGTCGGTGTTTCAGGCACTGAGCAAAGCAGGAGGCCCCGGCTTCTACGTTGACCGGACCACTGGTGCGCTGGTGGCCTCGGCGAATTTCTTCTATGCGTATTCCGCAGTCACGGGCCAGGAAGCAGCGATCAAGGTCACGGCGAGCCTCAGTCAGCCAGTTCAGGCGCTCGCCGTATACAAGGATGGAAGCGGCGCATATCTGGGCTTCGAAGTGATGGGGACTTCGACTGAAACCCTGTACAAGGACTACGAGCTGAAGGCGGTGCCCCCTGAGGCCAGGGCCATTTACGTCTCGTCCCGCAGGAACAATATTGCTATCGAGGCTTCCTACATCGCAGCTGGTGTTGCACAGCGTCTGACGACCGCCGAGCGCAATGCTCACGAATCGGCGGCTTCGTTGGCTGACCTGACGCGCCAGAGCACCACAGATGTTTCCGGCTACTACATCGACAAGAGTTCCGGAGCTGCAGTTGCGAGCTCTGCATACAACTACTCCTCGCTGGCGCTGAATGGCGATGAGGGATCCGTGTACTTCACCACCTTGGTCACCGGTACGACCACCACTCCGCTGGCCTTCTTCGGCGCGGATGGGGCGCTGATTTCAATTTTCGGGTCAGTCGGAACGCAATACACGGATGAGCGCGTAGCAGTACCTGCGGCTGCACGATCCGTAGCTGTCACTGCCCGGTCGGGTAACCCGATCGTTATCAAGCTTGAGCAGGTATCTCCGAGCGTAGCTAAGCGGCTGGCAGTGCTCGAGGCGGGCAGCTCGTCATCCCTCAGCAGATGGCGGGGGCAGCCCGTGGCCTCCTTTGGCGACAGCCTGGTAGGCCAGGGGCGTTGGCAGCCAGTCGTGGTTTCTGAGCACGGGATTGTGCACACCAACTGCGGAGTCGGCGGCAGCAAGGTTGCAAAGCCGGACTCAGGTCCGCAGGCGGTATCGATGTGCGACCAGGCGAGAATCGACGCTATTCCAGCTGGCAGCGTGGCCGTGCTCTTCGAAGGCGGTACCAACGACTGGGCGCAGTCTGTGCCGCTCGGGGACTTCGCCTCCTCCGCAGAAACCGAGTTCTACGGCGCCCTTCATTCAACCATCGGAAAGCTGTTGACTCGATTCCCGCAGGCCAGAATCTTCTGCATCACTTCGCCGTACGGTGAGAGGATCACAGTCCCCGGCGACTGGACCAATGGATGGACCAATGCGATAGGGCTGACGGTCCGGGCGTATGCGGAAGCTACTAGGCGCGTTGCCGAGCACTATGGCCTGCCGGTCATAGAATGGTCGCGGGAGTGTGGGTGGAGCCACGCGAACGTTGCGCAGTTCCTGGACAATGATGGGGCGTACTTCCACCCCTCGGTTGCAGCCGGAGCACCGCTTCTGGGGAGGATCGTGAATGGTCGTCTCTGGGATATCCAGAGGTGAAGCCGAGAAGGCCGGGGGGCAATCCTGCCCCCGGCATTTGTTAGCGTCGGTTCTTCGCGCGAAGGATTTCGGTGTTGATGTCCAGAATCTCGGCCTCGAGGCGTCTCAAGCCGCCACGACCAAAATCGATCAGGTCAAGTTTGCGCTGCACGAGCTGGTTGCGGTCAATGACATCCATGTCTTTACCGTTCTCTTCCAACTCTTGGTTGACCTCGCCGAGTTCTTGATCAGAGCGGTCGTCGTGTTCATCAAGCTGGCCGTCGCTCAGCCCTGCCCGGAATGCTGCAACCTCATCCCGGCGTGTGGTGTAGGTTTCGAGCTGTTCCTCCAGCTGCCGCAGTGACATGTGATTCTCCCGTGTGAAGGTAACCCTATGGGGCTCCACTCGGGCAATCCCAAGGGAGGCGCTATCCTTCGGCCTCGATCAACGACTGGCGGTTGTTGCGCGGCGTGTTCACCGCCCGGCTGACCCGGTATGCCTCCATGGACGGGGGCGTGCTGGCCAGCAGAATCGCCATCGCGTCGTCGGGCTCGGCTGCCATCCAGTCATTGATCTGGCTGGCCTGCAGCCACACCGGCATGCGGTCGTGGATATCCGCCGACACGCCGCTGCTGTCGCCGGTGATGATGGTGAAGGTGCCCAGGTTGCCATCGGGCAGCAGCGAGCTGGTGTCTTCCCACAGGCCAGCCGCCAGGAGCGGGCCGGCGGCGTGGATGAACCACGGATCCTTCTTCCCGTCCTCCGGGCTTTCCGACCACTCGTAGTACCCGGCCATGGGGATGACACAGCGGCGCTTCTTGAACGCCGCCCGGAAAGCGTTCTTCTCCGCCACCGTCTCGATGCGGGCGTTGATGGTTTTGCCCTGCAGACCCTTGGCTTTGGCCCAGAAGGGCAGGAGGCCCCAGGATAGTCGGGTGACCTGTCGGCCTTCGCCGCGGTCGAGGATGATCGAGGCCCGCTGGGTGGGGGCAAGGTTGTAGCTCGGTTCGATGGCGGCCAAGCCGGGGGCAAGGTCGGCCAAGCCGGGCTGGCCGAAGTCGACGACGGGGAGCTGGACGAATCTTCCGCACATGGTTGGAGGGTAGCCCTGCAGCCCGTGCCCGGCGCGTGTAGGACAAGGGCATCGGCGGAGAAGTCACAGGCGCTGCAACCTATGGGACCATGGTCGGGTCCTACAGGGGGATCTAGGTCATGGAAATGGACTGGAAGGTCATTGTCTCGACGCTCATCGGCGGTCTCATCACTTTCGCGGCGACTACCGGCCAGGAGATGCTCCGCACGAGGAGAACCCGGCGTGCGGCGCTTATTACGGTAGCTGCGGAAATTGCTGCAGCGCTCGACATTGTTCGTGCTCGTGAATGGCGAAGCGACATCATGGTTTGCCTCGACCAAGCCATTAAGGGGCGGGTTCACAGGCTATCCATTCAAATGCCGAAGGAGACGCTCACGTGCTGCCGATCTGCTTTGGCACAAGGCAGCTTGGGTTACGGTGATTTGACCGTATTGGTGGCGAAACTGGTCATGGTGGTGGATGGGCTAAAGGCCGACTTGGACCGTCTATTCGAATACGACTTCGGTGATCCGAAGTGTGTGGTTTCGGCCGACGATCCGGAGCATGCCGTGAAGCTCTACTCCGAGATGCTTGGACTGCTAAATGCGGCAGAGAGCTTTGGCATGGAGGCCGTCCGGTTGGCGGCTGACCGGCTGGGCAGAGACGGTAGGGGCCTTCCGAGGTACGTTGACGCTTCGTCACCGCCTTAACGGTTTTGGTACCTGTCGCAGCCTATGCGACCGCCGGCCGTATCCTCCCATCCATGCTTCCCTCGCTCGGCTACCAAGGCTTCCGCACCGCCCCCATCCCGTCCGGGTGGGTGCAGATGGGCGAGCGCTGGGCGCTGTGGTGGAACGGGCGCGAGGTGGCCAGCGTCACCCCGGCCCGCGAGGGCGGCTACCGCCTCCATATGAACGCCCTGAAGATGTGGCAGACCAAGAACGCCCCGGTCGCCAGCATCCGACAGGGCAAGCGCTTCGCCGAGCGCTGGTGCGCGGCCAGGCTGTTTCCAGACCTGCCGCTGCGAGAGGCGGTCGTCCGCCTGACCGACAACACACCCATCCAACCGGCGCCGCCGCTGCCCGGCCTGCCACCCACCCGCGAACAGCAGCTGCAGGCCCAGCGCCTGGACGAGGCTGCTGCGACGGCCGCCGCACGGATCCGGGAAGCGCTCGAGCCGATCAGGCCGCCTGCGGCGGTGAAGCCCCGGGCCAAAGATTCGGCGAAGGCCCGGGTAAGGGCAGGGCGCAAGGCCCTTCACCATACCGTCTGAGACCTCAGGCCACCCGCAGCTGCACCACGTAGCTGTCGCGCAATCGGTCCAGGTAGTCCGCCCATTCCTGCATCATCCTGGCGCGCTCCTCCAGGTGCTTGGTCCGGTTGTACGCCCGGCCGTCCGGGTCCTTGACCATGTGCGACAGCTGGTGCTCGATGATGTCGGGCCGGAACCCCAGCACCTCGTCGAGGATGGTCCGCGCAGTGGCGCGGAAGCCGTGCCCGGTCATCACGTCATCCTCGAACCCCATCTTGCGCAACGCGGCGTTGATCGTGTTCTCGCTGAGCGGTCGCTTCGCGCTGTTCCGCCCCTGGAATACGTACTGCCCTTTGCCCGTGAGGGGCTGGATCTCATTGAGGATGGCCAGGGCCTGCTTGGACAGCGGGATCAGGTGCTCCCTGCGCCGCTTCATGCGGCCGGCCGGTATCAGCCACTGCCCGGCGTCCAGATCGAACTCCGACCATTCCGCCTTCCGCAGTTCGCCAGGGCGCACGAACACCAGCGGCGCCAAGGCCAAAGCCCAACGGGTGACCTGCCTCCCCCGGTATTGGGGGATGGCCCGCAGCAGCGGCACCAGCTCGCGCGCCTCGGTGATGGCGGCATAGTGGTTCCTGGGCGTCGGCTGCAGCGCGCCGCGGAGGTCGGCCACCGGGTTGCGCTTGGCCATGCCGCAGGCGATGGCGTACCGCATCACCTCGCCGCACTTCTGGATGACCCGGTGCGCCGACTCGATGGCGCCGCGCTTCTCCATCCGGCGGGCCAGCGCAAGGAAGTCGGGGGCCTCCAGCTCTGCGGCCTGTCGGCTGCCGATCCACGGCAGGATGTCGTTCTTCATCCACGCCTCGACCTTCACCCGGTAGTCGTCGGACCAGATCCGGCCATCCATGAACTCTCGCGCGATCGCGCCGAAGGTCTGTGCCTCCATGCCGGCCTTCGCCGCGGCGGCCTCCTTCTTCTGCTGGTTCGGGTCCACGCCCTGAGCGAGCAGCCGCCTCGCATCCTCGCGACGGTTCCGGGCCAGTTGCAGGGGCACCTCGGGGTAGACCCCCAGCGCCAGGCGCTTCTCCTTTCCATCGAAGCGGTACTTCATCCGCCACCAGCGACTGCCGGCCGGGGAGATCTCCAGATAGAGCCCACCGCCGTCGAACAGCTTCTGGGTCTTTCCAGTCGGCTTGGCGCGCCGAATTGCGAGGTCGGAGAGTGGGGGCATCGATCTTGGGGGCATTGGGCGGATGCCCCAAAATATGCCCCCACCGTCTCACCAGCTGCAACGCATTGGACCGGTCTGCACCGTGCAAAGAAAAAGGCCGGAAGCCCTGCTATTTCAGGAGTTCCGGCCTTCTGAGTGCGTTGCCGCACTGAATAGTGGTGGAGCCAAGGAGGATCGAACTCCTGACCTCGTCATTGCGAACGACGCGCTCTCCCAGCTGAGCTATGGCCCCACGGCAGGGCTTCAGTGTAGCCAACTGGCTGCGCCTTGCCAAGCCGACCCGGGATGTGCCGGGCGACGTGGCGTGAGCACGCGCAACTGTGCCGAAACCGTCCGGTTTCCCGGGCCCGGATGCCGCGCAACGAAATCGTAACAATTTGGGGGATAATGGCCGCTTGCGCAGTTTTCCTCCTCTTTGCCGCCCGGCTCGCGCAGGCCGCACGGACGCCTCCTCAGAGCATTCCATGCCCTCCCATTCCGATTCCCGCCGCCCGTCGGGTCTGTCGTCTTCCTTCGTTTCCTTCCGCCGCCATCCGCTGGCCCTGGCCTGTGCCGGCCTGGCCCTGGTCGGCAGCTTCGGTGCCGCCGCGCA